TCTAAACATGTTACGTCAAATGGAAGATGCTCTTTTAGTTTATAGAATTGCAAGAGCACCAGAAAGAAGAGTATTCTATGTTGACGTTGGACAGCTTCCAAAACAAAAAGCTGAACAATACATGCGAGACATGATGAGCAGATTTAGAACAAGACTTGTCTATAATCAAGATACAGGCGAAATTCGTGATGAAAGAAAGTTCATGTCGGTTCTTGAAGACTATTGGTTGCCACGTAGAGAAGGTTCAAGAGGCACAGAAATTAGCACACTACCCGGTGCTCAGTCTTTATCACAAATTGAGGACGCGGAATATTTCAAAAAGAAACTATATGGAGCACTTAATGTTCCTCTAAGCCGATTGACTCCAGAAACAACTGGTTTCAATATGGGTAGATCTACCGAAATTACTCGCGAAGAAATTAAATTTTATAAGTTCATCGATAGATTGCGTTTCCAGTTTTCCAAATTGTTCATGGATACTTTAAGAGTCCAATTGCTCTTAAAAGGAGTCATGACTGACGAAGATTGGAGAACTCTAAAAACTGATATTAAGTTTGTATTCAATACCGATAACTATTTCTGGGATCTAAAGGAAGCAGAAATTTTAGCAGAACGTCTTAAAATGCTGTCATTCGTTGAGCCCTATATCGGTAAATATTTCTCTACGGAATATGTAAAGAAAAATATTCTTAAATATTTACCAGAAGAACTTGTCGAATTGGAAAAACAAATGGCAACTGACCGTCAGCGTATAGCACAAGAACAGGCAGCAGTTGCAGCCCAGCAGGCTGCACAGGCTGGAATGGAGCAGGGATAAATGATTTCAACAACACATCTTTTACTAAAACACGGAGTAGAAAATTTATTTTTAGAAAACCAAGAGTTTTTTAAACAAAATATTACTCAGGCTCTGTCTTTAAAGCTACATGAAAGTTTTGAAGAAATCAAAAAAGAAATAAGTAGTAACTTGCTAAAAACCGAAAGTACGGCAGAAACAACCACAGACTTAGAAGAGTTCGTATCATTTGTTGAAAATTTTAAACCCAAAACTTACAAATTTAAAAACGGCTCAAGTATAAATATTTCAGAATCTGATGTGGAATCTTTAAAATGTTTGTTTGAATCTTTAAATCAAAAAAACAGACAAAAAATGGTATCGGAAATACTCATGGATGGAGCAGCATTCAAACAACACGTAATTTTTTCACAGAAAGTAAAAAACCTATTATGAAAAACAATATCCGTCAAATGATCAAAAATGTTGTCGAAGAAAACGCAGTTTCTTTTAAAGAGCAAACTGGCAAAGTTTTATATACTAAAGTTGGACAACGTTTACAAGAACAATATAAGACTGTAGCTAAAACCATTCTAGGAAAGAAAGAACAAGAATGAAACTCATCACCGAACTAACAGAAGACATCAAATACGTTAAAGAAAATGTTGGAAACGGTGAAAAGACATATTTCATCGAAGGTATTTTTATGCAGTCTGGCGTAAAAAACCGCAATGGCAGAATCTATCCTCAAGGCACTCTTTTAAAGGAATGCAAGAGATATATCAATGAATACGTTAATAAGGGTCGTGCTCTAGGTGAACTTAATCACCCAACTGGCCCAACAGTAAACTTGGATAGAGTATCCCACATTGTAAAAGAACTTTACGAAGATGGTAATAACATCTATGGTAAAGCCAAAGTTCTTGATACCCCAATGGGCAAAATTGTAAAAAATCTTATCGAAGAAGGTGCCCAACTCGGTGTTTCTACCCGTGGTATGGGATCTCTAAAAGCCAAAAACGGTTATCAAGAAGTCCAAGAAGACTTTATGCTAGCTGCCATCGATATTGTTGCAGATCCATCTGCTCCAAATGCTTTCGTAAACGGTATTATGGAAGGTCGTGAATGGATGTTTATTGACGGTATCTGGCAAGAGCGTCAAGCCGCAGAAGCCAAAAAAATCATTCGTGAATCTTCTAAGAGAGATTTAAATAAAAATATTGTAAAGGTATTTGAAGATTACTTCAAAAAATTAAAATGAATAAATTTTTATCTTCAGAAGCCAATAAATATTTGATAGAATCATTAAGTAAAAGAATTACTAAAAATATTTCATTGGAATTATCTGAAGAATTAGGAAAAAGTAAAAATTTATTTGAAGCTAAAAAAGATACTAACGGACCAACTCCTACGACATCATTTGGAGGTGGTTTTGGTACAGGAGTCGGAGAAAAAGAAACAGATACTTCAAAATCTTTTAGAAATGTTTTATTTGGTAGTAAATCTAAAGGATTGATGGGTACCTCTCCAGAAGCAAGCGCACTTGGATTGTATGGAGCAGGAAAGGCTGCAGGATTTGGTGCAGACATTTTAGATGCCTTTGGTGCTCAAAAATTAGGTGGATGGCTTACAAAAAAAGGTATAGGCAGTACTCCAGTAGGATTTTTAGGAAAAGCTTTGCAATCTAAAGCAATATCAGCGATTCCAGGACTGGGTGCAGATATTTTAAGACAATTTGAAACTTTGAGTGGAGCATCCTGGTTTGATGCTAATGTTGGTAGAATTGGACCTAGCGAAATGGAGCTCACTGCACAGGGTGCAGGTTCACCTTGGACACCCTTTGCTATACCTGGTAAAACAAAGGCCGAAAGAAAAGGATACGACCCTAATGTTGAACAAGATGAAGCACTAAAAGCAGCAGAACGAGCACAAAGAATTGCTAAAGCAAGATCACAAGGATATAACATTCCATAATTTTAAAAACTTCTAAATAATTTACAAGGATTCCTTTCATATGAAAAATAGACAAAATAATAAAATTAACGAAGAACAACAAGTAGCCATGGGCGGATACGCCATGTCTGCCGGTGGTTCTGATAGAGACATGTCTGGTCGCGGATCAATGATTCCTGCCCCAGTCGTTGCTGGCGCTCCAGTTACAGCAACTCCACAAATTCCAACAACCATGGCAAAGAAAATGCCAATGGCTGCTCCAGTTTCTACTTCCGCTCAACAAGAAACAGAGGAAGAAGAAACAGAAGGCGAGATGGAAGAGCAAGAGTCTCAAGAAGAACCAACTGAAGAGGCTGTTGAAACCAACGAAGAGCACACCGCCGAGTTCCGCGATGCTTTAGTCTCTCTTCTCGGTGAAGATGCTGACCCCTCTTTAGTTTCGAAGATCGAAGCCGTATTCGAAGCTGCTGTTACAGATCGCGTTGAGCGCACTGTAGCTCAAATTGTCGAAAGCGTTGATGGCAACGTCAAAACTTATCTTGATAACGTCACAGAATCATTGGTTGAAAAAGTCGATGATTATCTAGATTACGTTGTCGAAGAATGGATGACCGAAAACGCAGTAGCCGTTGAACAAGGCATCAAGACACAAATTGCTGAAAACTTCATCAGTGGCCTCAAGAATCTATTTGAGAATCACTACATTGATGTTCCAGCCGAGAAGTACAACGTTCTTGATGAACTCTATGCTCAAAATCGTGAGCTAGAAACCAAGCTTAACGAGGCCGTAAATAATAACATCAACCTCAAGAAAGAAGTTTCTCTAACTGAATGTGCAGGCATATTTGTCGCTGAAACCCGCGACCTTGCCGACACTCAAGTTGCTAAACTTCAAAACTTGATGGAAAATGTTGCTTTTGCAAGCCCAGAAGAATATCGCGAAAAGCTCGTTGCTATTCGTGAAAACTACCTAAACCGTAGCCGCCCAGCTGCAAAGGTAGTAGAACCAGAACAAACTTTTGCTCCAGCAAAGACAATCCCTTCTACTCTCGTAGAAAACTACGTTGGTGCACTAGGCAGACTTAATAAGAAAGTCTAATTTTAAATTTTACTAAATAATTTCAACTCACTAGGAGATAATAACTACAATGCAATTTCAATCAAACACACCATATGACGTTCTCACCGAGAAGTGGGATCCCGTCCTAAGTCACGAAGCTCTTCCCAAGATTCAAGACGATTACCGTAAAAAGGTAACTGCCGTTCTCTTGGAGAACCAAGAACAAGCTCTTCGCCAACAACACCTTGTTGAAGATATGAGCTCAAATGCTAACCTTGGTGGTCCATCAACTTCTACTGCTTATAACAACGGCCAAGTTTCTGGTTACGATCCAGTTCTAATCAGCTTGATCCGCCGTTCTATGCCAAATCTAATGGCCTATGATATCTGTGGCGTTCAACCAATGACCGCCCCAACAGGTCTCATCTTTGCCATGCGTGCCAATTACCAATTCGGTGGCACAGGTACTACCTACGGCAATGCAAACTATGTTGAAGCCATGTATCAAGAACCACAAGCATCTTATGGTGGTTCTGGTTGGACATTAGGTGATTTTAAAACTAGCAAAGGTCTTTCCGCCGGTTGGAACCTTGCTGCAGGTGTAACTTCCACCGCAGCTCAACTTTCTGCTCTCCGTGGTATTCTAACAGCTGATGGTGAAGGAATTGGTAAGTCTGGTAACTATGCCAACTGGAACCAAATGGCCTTCTCAATCGACCGCGTTGCTGTACAAGCTCGTACTCGCGCTCTAAGCAGCAACTACACAGTCGAATTGGCACAAGACCTCAAGGCTGTTCACGGTCTAGATGCTGAAGCCGAACTCGCAAACCTCCTCAGCACAGAAATTCTTGCTGAAATCAACCGCGAGATCGTCAAGACCATCTACTATGTAGCCAAGCCTGGTTCGCAACAAGGTGATTTAGTTAGTAAAGGTGTATATGACCTTGACCAAGACTCTGACGGTCGTTGGTCTGCCGAACGCTTCCGTGGCCTCAGCTTCCAAATTGAGCGCGAATGCAATGCAATCGCCAAGGAAACCCGCCGTGGTAAGGGCAACTTCATCATCTGCGATAGCGATACCGCAGCAGCCCTCGCCATGTCTGGATTCATGAGCCTAAGTCCAGCAATCGCTCCTCAACTAAACGTTGATGACACACAAAGCACCTTTGCTGGTATCTTGAGTGGTAAGATCCGCGTCTACATTGATCCATATAGCCCAGCCGGTTTCAACTTCTTCGTTGCCGGATATAAGGGTGAGTCGCCATATGACGCTGGTCTCTTCTACTGCCCATACGTTCCTCTCCAAATGGTCCGTGCAGTAGATCCAAATACTTTCCAACCACGCATTGCCTTCAAGACCCGTTACGGTGTAGTTGCTAACCCATTCGTTCTCAACTCTACCACCGGCCAACCAGACGGCGAAACTCTCAGCGCTGGCTTGAACCAATACTACCGTCTAACTAGTATCATACACCTTCACGGTAACACAATCTGATTAAGTTAGAAGAAAGTAAGTAACAAATGAAAACCTCCCCAGAAATGGGGAGGTTTTTCTTTTTGGATAAATATTACTATGAGCTGCACTACAAATTTAAATCCTCTGTATAACAGTTATTTTACTTTGGTGTTTGGTAGGGGGACTGATCAATTTGAATTAACTTGCCAAAAAGTAAATCTTCCTGGCTGCACGGTTCCGGATTCTGCCCAACCAACTATTTTTGGTACAACAATACCGGTTCCCACAATGCAGTTTAACTATGAAACATTGAATACAGAATTTATTGTAGATTCACAATTGGAAAATTGGAAAAGTTTATATTCTTGGATGAGAAATGTCGCAAATATTGATACAGACTCACAACACAATTTAAATTATCAAGATTGGCACCATGAAGCAACTTTGACAATTTTTGATCCAGCAACAAAATGCTCCAGTTTAGTTGTGACTTTTAGGTATATTGTTCCTATAAATTTAAGTGGATTAATTTTTCAATCCGATAGTGCTGATGCAATTTTACAAAAAGCAACTTGCAGATTTAAATTTTCTTATTATACCCTCTCGCCAGACGCACCATCAAATTTAAAAAATATTA